TGGAGTTCTGCCAAGACTATGGTTACCGCTACAACGAAGCGGACTTGTATAACTTCAAGAGTTATGCATTCCAGCAGTTCAACAAATACATGTTGGGCAAGAATGCCAAGAACATGTGGTGGGAAGATGCTCGACGCTTTGCTGGATATCGTCCAGCATGAGAAAGCTGTTTTACATGGGCTTAGAGAGCTATGAAGCCCGATACACATTACAGCTCACAGAATGGAACCGGCGAGTGTTTGACCGCAGAGGTCTTGACGTTGTGTATGTTCCTGGAACCACTATTGACAATAGCCAAGCTATTTCAGTAGGACAGGTGCTAGACGCACATGGACGCAGTTATTTTAGTATGAGCCAAATGATGAACTTGGTTCAAATGATGAAGAATGGAGAGGTTACTAGTGCGGATGTTATCTACTTTGAAGACATGTTTCAACCCGGTATTGAAAGTTTACCCTACATCCTTAATCAGGTTCCTGCTGATCAACGTCCTCGCGTGTATGTGCGCTGTCTTGCTCAGTCCATTGATCCTGATGACTTCGTACACGTATGGGGTATGGCAAAATGGATGGGACTCTACGAACAGATGGTTAATGAGTTCGTGGATGGAGTTCTCGCAACGAACGAAGAGATGGTTGCTCATATGCGCATTGCTGGATGGCGTGCTCCTATATACAATATTAGTGGCCTAGCATTTGGCAAGGAAGAAGTACTAGGGCGCATCGGCGGTGCAGAAAACATTCGTCCGTTTGATCAGCGTCCACGTCGTGTGGGATTTGCCGCACGTTTTGATCAAGAGAAGCAGCCAGGTTTCTTCATGGACTTGATTGAGATGTATGGGCAGTTGACCAACCAACCATGTGAGTTTGCTATCTTCCAAGGTGGTCCGTTGCGTAGCAACAATCCAGAGTTTATTACTCGTGCTAGACAAATGGAAGCACAAGGCAAGCTCAAGATCTATGAGAACCTCAGCAAGAACGATTACTATGCGTTATTAAACGACACCAGAGTGCTGTTCAACTGTGCCTTGCAAGATTGGGTAAGTAATACAGTATCCGAAGCAGATACATTGGGTGCAAATGTTGTGTATCCTGCATATCGCAGTTTCCCAGAGACTTTTGCCAACGACCCAGAACGCTTGTATGTGCCTTGGTCAATTGATGATGCTTATCACAAAATGCAAAACATGTTGCACAAGCCACATCACAACATGGGACTTATCTCGGACTGGAACAACGGCACTATTGACCGTGTGATTGATATCATGCAAGGTCAAGGCGAGCAGTGGAATCGTGCAGGCAATCGCTATCGTGATCATGTTGCGCATGAAAAATATCAAGTTGTAAAGATTGAAACATGAATGTAATAGTCACAGGCGTCGCCGGCTACATTGGCGGACAAATTGCCTTGCAGTTAAAAGGTGCGGGACATACTGTTATAGGTATTGACCGTAGACCTTTGCAAAAACATCAAGTAGGACAACTTGATAATTTTCTTCAAGCCGACTTTGACAGCGACATTGCCTACAAGAAATTGTTAGAAACCCAGCCCGATGCCATTATACATTGTGCAGGCACCAGCTTGGTTGGTCCCAGTATCAAGAAGCCTTCGGACTACTACGGCAACAACGTGGCCAAGACCATGAACTTGCTGAACTTTATTGTGCAGGCCTTGCCTAAAGTTAGATTTATTTTCAGTTCCTCAGCGGCTGTGTACGGTGAACCAATTATGCCTCCTTGTCACGAAGTTGATCCCACCGAGCCTGTTAGTCCTTACGGCGAAAGCAAGCTCATGGTAGAGATGATGTTGGAAAGTTATCATAAGGCATACAACTTAGACTACGTGGCATTCCGATACTTCAATGCGTGTGGTGCAGACATGCAAGCTCGACATGGACAAGAGCCAGGTGCCACACATATCATTGCCCGAGTGCTAGAGAGTTTGCGAGACGACACACCATTTACATTGTATGGTACCGACTATGCCACCGAAGATGGTACTTGTGTACGTGATTACGTTCACGTACAAGACATTGCCGATGCGCACGTGAGTGCGTTGTACGATAATCTTGCCCCTGGTGTGTACAATCTTGGAACCAATCAAGGTACCAGCAATGCAGAAATTATCAAGGCAGCCACACGTATTACAGGACGCCAGTTAAAAGTAGTAGTTGGCAACAAGCGTGAAGGAGATCCTGCTGTGTTAACTGCTAGTGCAGACAAGTTTGGGCAAGTGTACAAAGACTGGCAAAAGTACACGCTAGACGATATGATCACTCATGCCTGGGCTTGGTATGTTCGATAAAATACTACAGTTTGAACGAGCACTAGCGGAGTTTACAGGTGCTCCGTATGCAATCATGACCGATTGCTGTACCCATGCAATCGAAATGTGCCTACGATATGATCAGGTCAAACATTGTAAGATGCAACCTTACACATACTTGAGTATACCAATGACCATGCACAAGTTAGGCATTGAGTATGAATATCTTGATCATGCCTGGCAACGATGGGTTGGTGAATATCCCATACTTGAAACACGTATTTGGGATAGTGCTCGCCGACTCGAACAAGATATGTATCGCCCAGACACATTGACCTGCTTGAGTTTTGGGCATGGCAAACCATTACACATTGGTCGTGGTGGTGCTATCCTTCTTGATGATGTTGAAGCCTACGATACCATGCTGGCTCAACGTTATGACGGCAGAGACTTGACCATCAAACCATGGGAATCACAACAGGTATTTCGAGTTGGCTATCACTACAAACCCACAATTGAAGAAGCCATTCAAGGACTTGCCTTGTTAGAAGGAGTCAAGGTAAATCGGCCAAGTCCAATACCAGTAGATTATCCAGATCTACGTAAAATTAAAATTATACCTTGACACAACGATCTAAATACATTACAATAGCACAAAGACATCCACGTCATTAACTCGGAGAACTAAATTGACAAAAGACTTTATCCCGCATCCCGTTATCCATTCGGATTCAAAAAACACATTCGTACCTGACAAACATCAGTCCCCAATTGAAAAAGCCAGCAAGGACATGAGCGACAAGGGCTACGAAGAAGGGTATCTAGCAGATGCCATTCGTACCAAGATGAAACGTGATAACAAACGTTTTTGGGCAGGCGACAACATTAGTGATTATGTGTCAGAAGAGATGAAACATACCCTTATAGATGAAGCAACTGAAGCGTTTGAACTGGTGCTTGACCGCTTGCTAATTGATCGAGAAACAGATCCAAACTCGCATGGCACAGCAAGACGACTTGCTAAAATGTACTTCAATGAAATTATGGAGGGTAGATATGAACCAGGACCTGACGCCACAGCGTTTCCAAATGATTCGGCGGATCGTTATGAGGGTATGCTTGTTGTACGTAGTGAGTTGCGCTCTATGTGTAGCCATCATCACCAACCTGTGGCTGGCGTTGCTTATATTGGCATTATTGCTGCCAATACACTTATTGGTCTTAGTAAGTATACCCGAATTGCTCAATGGTGCGCCAGACGAGGAACTCTCCAGGAGGAACTTTGTAACGACATTGCCCGTGAGATTAGTAAAGCTACTGACTCCGAAAACGTAGCAGTGTACATTCAGGCCACACATGGTTGCTGTGAGAATCGCGGCATCATGGCACACTCTAGTCTCACACAGACCACAGTACTCAAAGGTGCATTTAAGACTGATCCGTCGGTGAAGAAAGAGTTTTTTGACAACATTAAATTACAACAGGAGTTTGCCCCAAGATGAGATATGAAACACTAGAAGAGGCAGCGGCAGCAGGTGCCGCACCATGGTCAGATGAGGCCACAGAGCATTCAGACTATCATGTGGCTGTGTTCCGTGATGCTTACCCAGTGGCCAAGGGACATTTGTTGTTTGTGCCACGGTGGAACAAGAATGAAATTATCGAAGAAGCCTTGAAGTATGCTTTCCGTTTTGGTCATCACAAAGTGGTAACCGGCGAGTGGGAAGCCTACAACGTGGGTATCAACTGCGGCGAGGCAGCAGGTCAAACTGTGATGTATCCACACATACACTTGATTCCACGACGGGTAGGAGATTGTGCCAATCCCATTGGCGGTGTTCGAGGCGTGATCCACGGACAGGCCAACTATAAAGCTAGTGGTTACACAAAGCCAGCATAAGTAATGATCTCAGCGGCCTTTAGAGCATTCATCCCGCTATATAAATTCTGCAAGCCTATGCTAAAATTTAACATAGGAGAATAATAATGGCACTATCATCAACTCAGGATCTAATTAAACACATGGAACAAAATCTTCCATATCGCGGACCTGTTCAATACAAGTTTACCAGTACCAAAGAGTACATTGACGCATTTCCTTGTGCTTATCGCCAATGGAGGGCTGACAGTCATTGTAACTTGAATCATGGTTACAGTTTCTCAATGAAGTTTTACTTTGGTACAAACGACCTTGATGTTCGCAACTGGGCCGCTGACTATGGCGGATTGAAAGAACTCAAGAAAATTTTAGAAGATCAATTTGATCACACAACCCTGGTCAGTGCAGATGATCCTGAATTAGAGTTCTACAAAGAAATGGAACGTCGTAAACTGGCTAAACTTACAATCTTGCCCAGAGTAGGATGTGAATCACTTGCTGACATGCTGTACAAGTATGTGAACGGTGTTTACATTCCAGACTTTTGGGGCGAGGGTGAAGCACAACGCCTGTGGTGCTACCGAGTGGAAGTACGTGAAACACAAGCAAACATGGCGTTTAGAGAAGGCCATAGAGAATGGAATGAGGATTTATTTGAATGACAACACCTGAATTTGATATTGCAATCTTGTTGCCCACTCGTGGGCGATCAGACTCACTAGAACGCAGTGTAAAAAGCGTGATTGAACTAGCGGCTGACCCAAGTCGCATTCAAATCATGTTTGGGTTTGACAACGACGATGATGTGGGCACACAATGTTTTGTTGATGAACTACAGCCTTGGCTGGACGAACACAAGGTAAACTACACAGCAATGACGTTCAATCCCCTGGGATACATTCGTCTCAATGAATATGTGAATGAACTTGCTCGCAAGAGTGATGCACGTTGGTTGGTATTCTGGAACGATGATGCTGTGATGGAAACAGGTGGGTGGGATCAAGAAATTATGACTCACGATGGTGAGTTCAAGCTGTTGGCCTTTCATACACACAATGATCATCCTTACAGTATATTTCCTATTGTGCCACGCAAGTGGTTGGACTTGTTGGGATACCTAAGCCCGCATCAAATCTCTGATGCATGGTTAAGTCAGCAGGCTTACATGCTGGACATCTGGGAACGTATTCCAGTTGATGTGTTGCATGATCGCCATGACCTTACAGGCAACAATGGAGACGAAACATTCCAGAATCGTCCCATGTTAGAAGGCAATCCTCGAGATCCACGAGACTTTCACAGCGTACAGCAAATGGACGTTCGTCATACTGACTGTGCAAAAATAGCACAGTATCTCGAAACTGAATGTGGTCAAGACATGAGTTTCTTTGCCAACATCTTCCGTGGTACACAAGATCCCTGGGAAAAGTTAGCGTTAAACGATGTTAACAAACAAATGGTGCAGTTTAAAAATCCTCACAGCCACTTTGCTGAAAAGGCACGTCAACAGGAAGCAGAAAAAAACAATGCAACAATTAAGTCTTGAAGAACGTATTAAACGCTACTGGAACACACAACCGTGTAATATTAAACATGGACAAAGTGATCTTGGCACACCCGAGTTTTTTCGTGAAGTAAGCGAGCGACGCTATCGTGTAGAGCCGCACATTGCTGAATTTGCAGGGTTTCACTTGTGGGCTGGCAAACGTGTGTTGGAAATCGGTTGCGGCATTGGATCAGATGCAGAAGAATTTGCCAAGCATGGTGCTGAGTATGTGGGTATCGACTTGAGCGATCAAAGTATTGCATTAAGCAAGCAACGATTCGAAACACTAGGCCTTGAAGGCGAGTTCTACAATGTAGATGCAACTGATGGAGTAGCACTTGCCAAACTAGGTGAGTTTGATCTTGTTTACAGTTACGGTGTGATACATCACTTCCCGGGCATTGACAAGATTATTGCCAATGTACATGAAGTGGTCAAATATGGTGGTGAATTCCGATTTATGGTGTATGCCAAAAACTCCTGGAAGTATGCTATGATCCAAAAGGGTCTAGACCAATTTGAAGCACAAGCAGGTTGTCCATACGCACAGGCATTCAGCAAAGATGAAATTCACCAATTGATGAACAGAGACAATGGATGGTACATTGAGAGGTTGCGTCAGGACCACTGTTTCATGTATAATGTAGATTCGTACAAGGCAGGGCGTTATGAATTGGAACCGTGGTTTGAAGCCATGACAGAATCGCATCGTCAAGCTGTTAAAGAATATTTGGGTTGGCATCTACTAGTTAAAGCAAGAAAATTATGAAATTTAAAGTATCAGAACTATTTTATTCAGCACAAGGTGAAGGTCGCTATGTTGGTGTGCCCAGCGTGTTTCTTCGTATGTTTGGGTGTAACTTCACCTGTTCAGGGTTTGGTTGCAAGCCAGGCGAGTCTAGCAAAGAAGCAGATGAAGTTGCCAAGAGTGTGCATCTCTACAAGACATTTGAAGAACTGCCACTGGTGAGCACTGGCTGTGACAGCTATGCGTCATGGCATCCTGCATTCAAAGAACTCAGTCCTACCTACACAGAAGATGAGCTGGTGGAAAAGATGGCAGCATTGTTGCCGCATGGAAACTGGCAACAGCCCAATGGTAATCCTGTACACTTGGTTATCACAGGTGGCGAGCCCTTGCTGGGTTGGCAACGTGCATATCCTGCATTGTTGGATAAACTACACGAGCGTGGCTTACGACACATCACATTTGAGACCAATGGTACTCAAGAATTATCAAGAGACTTCAAACTGTATTTGAATAACTGGCACGGTGAGATCACATTCAGTGTAAGTCCCAAGCTCAGTGTGTCAGGCGAGAAGTGGGAAGAGGCAATCAAGCCAGAGATTATTTTTGATCTTGAAACATATGGTATAACTTATCTCAAGTTTGTGGTTGAGAAGGTGCAAGACTTTGACGAATTGGATCGTGCTGTTGATGAGTACAGGCTTGCACAGTTTTCAGGTCCTGTGTTTGTAATGCCCGTGGGTGGTGTTGTCAGTGTGTACGATGGCAATCGTATCAACGTTGCTGACGAAGCACTCAAACGTGGCTACTGGTATAGCCCAAGATTACACGTTGATCTTTGGGGCAATGGCTGGGGTAAGTAAATGTTTGACTGCATCTTGATCAATGGTGACAGCTATTCTGAAAAAAATAGACATAAGGTCTACTCAGATTTTTTGCACAAGAAATCCAGATTGCCGGTGATTAATATTGCCAAGAGCGGCAGCAATAACGATCGTATTTGTAGAAGCACAATAGAAACATTAGCAGAGCTTAAACAACAGTATACTAATCCATTAGTTATTGTTGGTTGGAGTTTTGTAAGACGGTTAGAAGTTTGGTATTACGGTGATAACCAACAAGTGATTAGTCGTATTCCAGACCGAGAGCGTAAATTAGAACATTGCAAACCTTGTCTAGTAACTCTAGATGTACTGACAGGGTTAAATCAAGCTACTATAGAACAAAAGTGTTTGATTACTGAAGATTTGTTTGTACACAAACAATTAACGGATTTCTATACATCATTGTATATGTTTGCTCATACCGTTGAGTCACTAGGTGCAACATTATTTTGTTTTTCGGCAGCAAAGAACACAGAAATTCCAGTACACTCTTTTCCATATATAGAATCATTGCACCAGGTGCAATGGTGTCAACAACAAAGTAATTTGTATCAACTGCATGATTTTTATATTAAACAGTGGGCTGAACAACATGATCCATTGAGAAGATTAGAGACAGGACATTTAAGCGAATCTGGACATGCACAGTTTGCAGATGTACTAACACAATGGCTTGATAACCTTGGATATAACATCAGAAAAGAATATGATTAAAAACATCAAAAGTTGGTTTAGTAAACCCGCCAAAGAGGTTGATAAAATAATACCTCCCCAAAAATCGGCACCTCCTAAGAAGAAGGAGCCCGATAAGACTGCCAAGCAGTTGGCTACCGAAGCCGGCGAGCCTTATGTGGCTGTGTTGGGCATGGACGTGGATCTTAATAATCTACATCAAGGTGCATTTGAACTAGACTGGAACGATATCTTTGTTGCCAGATTGATCAAGGCAGGCTATCAAGGCAAAGTAGATGCAGACATTGTGGACCAGTGGTTCCAGAACGTTTGTAGACATGTTGTTATGGAAACTTGGGAACAAGAACAAGCAATCAAGAATTCGGGCATCTGGGTGCAAAGCAAAGATATTGGCAATGGCAGGAGTGAAGTATCATGATTTTTAATCACATCAAAGAACTAAAAGCACAAGGTAAAAAGATTGGCATTACATTTTCAACCTTTGACATGTTGCATGCCGGCCATGTTGCTATGTTATCAGAGGCAAAGAATCATTGTGATTATCTAATTTGCGGATTGCAAACTGATCCCACAATTGACAGACCCGATACTAAAAATCATCCTATTCAAAGCATAGTAGAACGACAAATTCAACTTAGTGCTTGCCGTTATGTGGATGAAGTTGTTGTATATCAAACTGAACAAGACTTGATTGACCTGTTGCTTATTTTACCACTGGATGTTCGAATTCTGGGCACAGAATATGAGGACCAAAACTTTACTGGACGCAACGAAGGTGCTGGTCGTGGTGTACAGGTAATATTTAACAAGCGTGATCATTCGTTTAGTTCCAGCAGTTTGCGCAAGCGAGTTGCTGAAGCAGAAACAATTAAAAGTATTAAAAAATGAACATACTGTTTAACGGTGACTCCAACATGAATGGTGAGGAGTTGCAAGACCGCAGCCGTAGTATGATTGGTGAACTATCAAGGCACTTAGGCGGCACAGGCACAAACTTGTCTGTAAGTGGTGCCAGCAATGACTTGATCTACAATTCAACACTTGAGTACCTCAAAGATAATCAGCCAGATCTGGTAGTGATTGGCTGGACCGAACATGGTCGTGAGCAGTGGTACTTTGAAGGTGCATTTCACGAAATCAATCAGTTGGATGTGGGACAACGTATCCCTGAAGAGTTTCGCCGTCGCTATCAGTTCTGGAAGAATCACATTCAGAAAGAAGGCGAGTGGCATCGTGTGATGGGCTACTATTGGCACAATAAGATTTACAACTTGCACTTGATTCTCAAAGAGCGTGGCATTCCGCACTTGTTCTTTAATGCGTTTAATGCGTTCCAAGTTGCCAACTCAGCTGAACAACTGGATTGGAACGATTGCTTTTTCCATCCTTACCAGCAAAATCTTTGCTACATCAACTACTGTGTGGAACACGAGTTTGAAGAAATTACACCCGGCTGGCAACACTACAATGAAGATGCGCATGCGGCATGGGCACAGACCTTGGTTGATTACATGAAACAACGTCAAGTCTATGATTCTGTATGTAAACGGTGATAGTCATGCTGCCGCAGCCGAGGCAGTAAATCCTCACAGCTGGGCACAGGATGATGGGTTGTTCTATGGCCTAGGCCGTATGCCACATCCTGACAATGAACGTGCAAGTTTTGGATGCGAGCTTGCTAACTGGCTACGTGCTATCCTATACCTAGATGCACAGTCTGGATGTTCGAACACACGCATCATGCGTACCACAAGAGAATGGATCAAGGCCAACCCAGATGCAGTCAACAATTGCTTTATGGTTATCCAATGGACCACCTGGGAACGAGAAGAGTGGTGGCATGAAGATCACGACTTTCAAGTGAATGCATCGGGGATTGACGATGTTCCAGAAGCACTACAACAACGCTACAAACAATTTGTCATTGATATAGATTGGGAAGAATGCAGGCAACGTGCCCATAAAGAAATTTGGGAATTTCATCAAGAACTGGAAGCACAGGAAATTCGGCACGTTATGTTCAATGGCAACAGTCATTTTGATGGCATCACAGACCAAAAAGCGTGGGGGTCTAGCTACATGCATCCATATGCCGACGATATGACTTACAATTCGGTGCTGAGAAGCAATGGATTCAAAACGGTTAACCCCAATAGTTGGCATTTTGGGCCAGATGCCCATTGCTATTGGGCGGAATATGTGTTACAATACATTAAACGCAACCAACTATTGAGTCCAAATGAAATACCTACTTATTGACACAGCCAACATGTTTTTCCGAGCACGTCACGGTGCCCACAGAGCCAGTGACACTTGGACTAAACTAGGCTTTGCGCTACACGTTACAATGATGGCTGCCAATAAAGTAGCCAAGCGTTTTCAGGCAGATCACGTGGTTTTTGCACTGGAGGGTCGATCGTGGCGCAAAGACTACTACGAGCCCTACAAGAAAAACCGTGCTGTGGCACGTGGTAAAATGACTGAGGACGAAGCAGAAGAGGACAAAATGTTCTGGGAGACCTATGACAATCTGACTAAATACTTGTCAGACCGAACCAATTGCAGTGTGATCCGTTGCGCAACAGCCGAAGCAGATGACATCATTGCACGTTGGATATCATTACACCCCCAAGACGATCACGTAGTAGTTAGTTCAGACACAGACTTTGTTCAATTAGTCGCAACTAACGTCACACAATACAACGGCATTACAGATGAACTGATCACACTGGAGGGCATATTTGATGCCAAGGGTAAGCCTGTTACAGATAAAAAAACTAAACAACCAAAAACCATCCCGGATCCGGCCTGGCTACTATTTGAGAAGTGCATGCGTGGTGACACGTCAGACAACGTATTCTCTGCTTATCCGGGAGTACGTGAAAAAGGGACAAAGAATAAAGTTGGTCTCCGTGAGGCCTTTGCCGACAGAGACAAGCGAGGATATTCTTGGAACAACATGATGCTTCAGCGTTGGTCAGACCACAATGGACTAGAGCACAGAGTATTAGACGATTATGAACGTAATTGTACATTGATCGATCTCAACGCACAACCGGATGCGATTAAAGACACAGTGGATGCTGTGATCCGGGAACAGATCAGTCACAAGGATGTGGGACAAGTGGGCAGTCACTTTCTCAAATTCTGTGGCAAATATGAGTTGACCAAGTGTAGTGATTCAGCAGAGTCATTCGGACGTTGGTTAAACGAAACATACAAAGGAGTATTAAATGATACACGCCAAACCAGTAATTGACAACGAGTATTGGATCTTGAAAAAAGACGACCAAAAAGTTGGTAATATTCAAGCAGTTAACGATGGTTATCAAATAACTATTGAGAACAAAACAGGACTGTACAAAACCATTCCCATGTTGCGCAAACGTGAGAATGTGGAATTTGAGCCAGCCGAAAAAGCAACCAAACCAGCCACAGATGTGGTTCATGGATATCCTACTGGGTGCAGAGCACACAATCCTATCTGGGATGTGAAACATAAATTGCCGCTGTTTACCAAAGATACCAAAAGTAAATCATGGTACGCCGCTGGATGGTACATGATCAAACAACATCGCAACTGGAAGCCGGTACAAAACCCCAAACTAATTGTGCTCGAACGCTACAAGTATCAAGGACCTTACCACTCTAAAGAAGAAGCCAATGACAAATCCGTTTCGTGATCAGGAAAAATTCATGCGAGCCTGCGACCAGTCAGTTGACGAGTTTAATGGCACACAGTTTGAAATGTATTGTGCTCTTATTGAAGAAGAACACAAAGAACTAAAGGTTGCTCTTGCCGACAACGACGATGAAGAAATCGTTGACGCATTACTAGACATCCTTGTGGTTACTATTGGTGCACTACACAGTTTTGGTGCCAACAGCGAAGGCGGCTGGAAGGAAGTTATGAGCACTAACTTTGCCAAGATCGATCGAGAAACTGGCAAGGTTCGCAAGCGTGAAGATGGTAAAGTACTCAAGCCAGTGGGATGGACACCTCCTGATCTAAAACCTTTCTTAAAAAAATGACCACAAAAGTTGATACCACATTCGGTGAAGATCCTGATTACGACAAAGTAATCACAGTCAAGCACGGCACTATTACCATCAATGAGTGGGGAGAAAAATACCTTACTCCTGAAGAAAATGCCGAATGGCTGGAGCAGGATCGCATACACGAGGAAGCAGTACACGCTGCCATTGCCGCCGGTGATTGCTTTCATGACAGAACTGATCAGTACAATGTGCAGATCAAATGGCGCAATCAGGAAGTTCATCTGAAGTGGATGAACACTATCAGCCAAGAGAATCATGCTGTGTATCACAGCTATTGGGATCGGTACCATGCCAAAATGGCCGAACTTGAACAGGAAAACAAATGAGTTTACATATAAATCGGTTTATTGATTTGATCAAGGCACAAGAAAGCCGCGGTGGCAGAGATGTTACATTACCACTCAAAGATGCCAAGGATCTACACGCAGATATCACCAAGTTGTTGCTAACACTTGAGAAACTACGTGAAGATCAGAGCAAAGTTGATGAGGTTGTAAAGGTTGAATTGACCGGAGGTACTTTTTAAAGTACCCAGTTTTAGCATAAATAATGCTAGGAGTTTATCAATGAGCAGACCTAAACCCAGTGTGTTAATAGAGCACACAAACAAACAAACTTACAAGACCGAGCAAGTGCTGGCGTCGGAAGGGGTGTGGGCTGTGTTCTACGACTCGAAACCTATCAACCTAAAGACCAGCAACATGCTGACGCAGTATCCTGGGCCCAAGTACAAAAAGGTTAGTTTTTCAAATCCTGGCCATGCAATCAATTTGGCCCGTAAACTCAACGCACAGTTTAAAACAGACAAGTTCAGTGTGGTGCTGTTGACACAAGGGGCGCAAGTGTTCCCCAATGCTCAATAAGATCTCTCTAACTCAACAGATATTAGATCAACTCAAGTGGGATATCAAGCCCACATTAGATCAAGCAATGCAAGAGTGGTGGAAGAATCCCGACGAACATGCTGGCCTTCGGTTAACTGCCGAAGGCTTTTTTGTGTTTAGTCGGTTGGAAATTGCACACTACGAGTTTGATGTCCCTGCAAGTATGCCAGCAAAGCCTGGACAATTACTAACACTTGATCGTAAACTCACTTGTCCGTACTATATCTTTCTTGGCAAGAAGCCCAAGTTGTTGCTGTTTGGCAGCAAGGAAGCCATGATGTATTCCTTGTACGGTGACCTTGAAAAGTTTCTACGGGGTATATCTAGGCAATAACTTATCAGCTAATTTTCGAGCGTCAGCAACAAAGTCTGCTTGCATTTTATCTATTAATCCCCACAACACATATTCACGATTTCTTTGTAAACGTTGTTTGTAGGGTGCAAGATCTATTTTTCCTTGAATGAGATCTCGATTCAACTCTATAGCCGCATGTATTCTACCTGGACCCGGTATTGTATCGTAGCTGTGATCTACTAGATCATCAAACATGTCAAATCCCATTTGTCGGCAGTGTTCAACAATTCCTTTGTATCCGATTATGATAGGTATCTGTTCGGCCATCAATGCATGGAATGTTTTTTCTGTGACAATTCCTGTGGGTTGATAAAATTGTGTTTCTGTCACAATGTTGACAGCAGTTGACCCATAAACGTAATTCAACATTATAAAATTATCATCGTTTTCGGTGCCAGGGTAACAATCATATGGATATTGATGTTGAGGTAGTGGAATATCCATACCTAAACTCACCCAGCCATTTTCAAAGTCTTTTAAAATGTCCACAGTAATTTGTCGGTGGGCACAGATTCTACCATTAAGGCACTGCCAGGCATATGGTCTGGGTTGGTCAAGTATGTGCTTCCACTCATCAAATCTCTCGCGTAATTGTACACTGGTTTCTACATTGTGATTGCTAAACTTAATAAAATTGAGAGACCCGTTGTGAAATTTTTCTAAGTCGTGAGTCCAATGAGTGATTAGAACTCTGTGTGCGTTTTTGCCATAAAATTTTTCAATCTTGTCTAACTCTACACAGAATCCGTCATCGTCTATGGTAACAAAATCAGGAAAATGTATGACCACTAGAGTTTTTTCTGTAAACTCGCATTCAGGCAATTCCAAAGGCCAACCGTGGTCGTCGCCACCATATGGACGTTTAGCAGCATCATACCCCTCGACAATGTCAAACCCCATTGGACCTAGTGTGTCGTTAAAAATTTGTAGGTAATT